GAACTCATTCAAGAACGAAACCTTCACCCCTGCAGTCCTAAGTTCTGCCGGAACTTTGCCGATTGCACTGGCAAGGTCATACTTGTTGCTCCCGTTTGTGCCTCCAGTGGGAAAGAAAGCTGACACATTGAACTCGGTCGTTCCTAATTTCATGCTTTCAACAATATCCTCCAGCATTCCACCAACACGCTCTGAACTGTTAGCGCCATCCTCAACTTCATTTTTGATAACAAGAGCCTGCTGCTTTAAAGATTCAAAATCCTTTGCCATATACTAATCTCCTAAAATTCTAAATACAGTTCTGTTTGCTTTGATTTTTCCATTTCCCTTGTAAAGTGGGTATTCTTCCTTCCTGTCATCGAGGAACATTACACACTCCTTCAGATAGCGGTCGGCGATGGAAAACGCATCGTTATAGGCCATCACCTTCTCCTTCATGTCCGGACGGCTGCTATACTCATCCTCCTTCTGGACAAATCCGTATCTGGTCACGTTCAAGTCATTGTTCTTCACGATCCGGGCATAGGTATAATATGCCAACGCCGTCTTAATGCCCATGAATATCTTTTTCTCTCCATGCTTGTCCTCGTACGTCCCACCATCAAGAAGAAGCGCGTACTTCTCCGGATGTTCCCTCACATCCAGATAAAATTCATCTCCAAGGGCAGACTTTATGTCGATGCTCTCCGATTCCCGGATATAGGTCTCTATCTTGTCCTCATCCAAATGCACGGACATACCGCGAGACAAGGACGATACATCAAGCGTTGTTATCAGGTACTTCTGCATTTCTTACATACTTTAAAGGTTGTACACTAAAATCCATTAACTGGTTTGCTACCTCAAACCAGTAGTGAAAAATACGGTCAAACGTGCGCTCTATCAAGCGTTGTTGTTTGCCGACAATAGAATTATAGTACTCGAAGGCATCTTCCAAAATATCGCCGGAAAATCCTACTTTTCCGATACGGATGCAATACCACGGCTCCTGCCCGTAGGCGGAATAAATTCGCTCCACCACGCTTGCATCCGTAACGGTAAACTCCTTATCGTAGTTCTGAGTCGTGAACGGGATAAATTCAGGCATTTCTTCATCATTTTCAAGCGTCACTTCGAGAAGTTTCAAAGAATTTGTATCTCCCTGAAGCTTGACAAGACTATCAGAGAACCCGTCATCCTCCGGCATCTTTATTTCATTTCCTTTTTCATCGTATCTGACACTATCCGAACCTTTCTTTGTCACTACCATACCCGACGGAAGGAAATTATTGCGCACATTCCGGAACTTCACGTTGGAAAGTCCCTCATCCGTGCTCATTTCTGTAATGACACGGTCTGATTTCCCTACCGGATAGGTCTGTTTCCCGGCCATGGACACCCACAACACCTGTCCTTTGTAGTATTCAATGCCACCGGCAGCCTCTATCTGTGCCAGAACAACAGATTTCAACGGATTGAACACATCGATGTAGTCGATATTCTCTTTTGCGACACGTATCTTCTTCCCTTTCCTGGTTTTCGTGCCGCTCCAGTCTGGATGTACGGCAATCTTTGACACATATCCGTTGTCATCTTCTTCCACCAGACGGCAGTTCTCGAATGGGATATGCTGAAGCTCCACAATCTGGCCTAAAATGTTGTAGTTCACATGAAGCGCTATTCCATTGAAGTCAGCCATATCCCGGCATACAAGTGAATGTATGTCATCCGCCGTATCGCCTTTCCGGTTCACCACATATTCAGAGAAAGAAACCTCACGGAATCCGTTACCTTCTATGAAATCCGCGAAACGGTCCGCACATTCACTTCCGGTAGAACTTGCTGCAATGATATTCCTGACCGTCTGCGGATAAAGGTTGTCATCCCCGTAAGACTGTATCCCAAGTTGCTGCAAATAGCGTATGTCTACCCTTACACTGCTTTTCTTTCTAAGTTCCTTTACTTTCATATCCCGTGAGGTTTTAATTTATTCAGCACCTTCTACCGCTTCTCCTTCTTCATCATTCTGCTCACCGGAAGATTCCTGCTCGTTCGAATTCTCTCCACCTTCTTTTCCATCTTCGCTTCCGTCCGGATTCTCCTGCATTGCAGCAAAGACTTCCAGAGCCTTGTTCACGTGAGCCGTCAAGGACTTTTTTGTAATGGTCTTTCCGGAGATTTTATAACTTTTGAACTCTTCCTGGATGGACTTGCTTGTCACACCGTCCTTCATAGATTCAACCATAAGAGAGACAAGCTCGTCGTCAATCACCACACTACCACTCTTTCTTGACTTCACACGCTCCTCCCAGTCGTCAGGTTTCTTCGAGAAATACTTAATGTTGTCCGGATATTTCGCCAGGTACTTTTCCGCCACTTCGTCAGTAAGGTTGGCATTCGTGTACATTTCCGCGCTTCCAAATCCCATCTGCAGGAGAACGCCATTCTTCAAACCGTATTCTGATTTTTCTTTCATCTTTCCGTTCTTGTTAAGGTAAACACTCATCTCAATAACAGCATCCCGATAGCAGTCGCTACAAGATGTGCGGACAAACTTCTTGTCAAGTACAAGGGCATACAGACTTTCAATCTCTGCCTTGTCAGAAGAAGAGAGGGAAGCAATGCTTCCCAACTCCTTCAACCTATTAACCACATCAATCACTTCCATATCAAACTGCAGCAGAAGTCAATGTATCGATGGCAGCCTTGGTCGTTTCGTAGTCCGTTTTGTAAAGGAACAAAGCCGACTTTGGCACCTTTGTTTCCTGCAAGGATACGGACCAGCCACCATCTGTTTCCTCAGAGTACTTGTCGTTGCTGATTTCAGCAGCTTTCAATCCCTGGTAGTAGCCGTAAATCTGGAATGCAGAGTCACCCCGATTATCTTCCTTCTGCAAGTTCTTCGCCTTGTTCTCAAGGATTACCACATATTCACCGTTCGCCAGCCCGTCAATGATGTCCGCACACACGTCCGGGTCGTTGGCCAGAATCACCATATTCACCGTATTGGTAAACGTATTCTTATATGTACCGACAGCAAGGGCCGTATTCGTTCCTGTAAACGGAGTGCTTCCAGGAACGAATACCTTATAGGCTTTCTTACCGTCTTTCAGCGCAAGCGTTTCAATCACATTCTTACGGGTTGCATTGAAAGCAACGGTAGCGAAATCCACGTCCTTACGGTTCATGATAACGCCTTCCTGCTCTACTCCAGGAACGAGAGGGTCATCGCAGCTTACTGCGATGTCCCGTTTAATTGCATAGTCACAAATTCCTGACATAATTCCTCCTTTCGTCAATAAGCAAACTGGAAAAGGTCATCCTGACCAATCTGTGTTCCCATCTTACCTGTGGAATACAGATAGTTCATACGGTCTTTCTTTTCAAACCAAATATCCAGTTCTGAAATCAAGTCATTAGCTGGAGTTCCAACCAACATTTCACGAGGAGAACCAAACACGGCACGGTGAGGAAGATTAAGTTTCGTTCCGTCATTCTGATATTTCATAATCATTCTATCCCATACCGGAATCTGATATACGGGAACACCATTGTATTCTGTCATTTTCATTCCACCAAATACCTGTTCCCATGTAAGGATTTCCTTATATTCACGTTTCAAGTCTTTTGTCAATGCATCTGCAAGTGTTTTAGTACAGAAGATACCAGCGCCAGGCAAGCCAGCAATTCGAGCATCTGCATTCTCAAGCATAGAATCGAAAATTCCGATTGCAACTCCAGACTCCTTCAACTTACTAAACTGCTCGGCCATCGTTGCTTCACCATTAGCTGTAATAGCTGTTTTTTGACCTGCACTAGCAGTTCCAATAGCAAAAAGACGCTTCCACAAACCATCTGTCGTTTTGAACAATTCCACATCAGTCCCAGTAGACAAAACTCCAGAGTTTGAATGAAGTTTTGCGTCCTTATCAGAGAACCATACAAATCTCCACATCATGCTCATCATCGCATCCTTCAATGCTGGATAAACAATATCATCCATATATTCAGTAGAGGTCAAGTCCGCTATATCCGTACCAGTTTTCAGACAATACTCTGCAATCGTATTTTCCAAATCTTCATAGCACCACTTCAATGGTATTTCCCATGAACCGATTTCCCATGTTTTTTCCAGGAACTGGATAGTTGCATCTTTATATTCAGGATTACATCCGGAACCAGCCCAACCGACATCACTCATTGCACCACGATAACCAATCTTTTTACCATTCTGAACATTCTGCATAAGTGTAAAGAAACGCTCCAGTTCAGGGTCGGTAAACATTTCTGCAATAATCAAATCTTTCAAATCATTAATCGCACCATTATCAGGCGTCAGATTGCTTAACTGTTCCCACGTCATTTTTTACCTCCTTTTCTTTTTTCTCTGATTTCCTCCAATTTCTGTCCAATCTTGCTCACTTTCTTTGTCTCAGGCTTATTTCCATAAGTAGTCGTTCGTCCAGCAGGAATGTATTTGCTTGCTGCCGCTCTGGTCAGCTTGTCAATGCCTCCAGCCTTAGCCACTGCACCAAGAATCTTGACTTCGTCCTCCGTCTTGGCATTCGATTTCAGTTCAGACACCTCAGACTCCAGTTCATCGATGCGTGCTTTCAATGCCTCCACGTCCTCATCTTCGCTTTCCGGATCACGGATTTCCGTAATCACACCTTCCTGGACGACTACTGTCCGGCCGTCTTCCAGTACAAACTCACCATCAGGAGAAGCCGGGTCACCGACCTGAATTTCCCCTTCCTCGCGTTCCACATTCAATTCTTCCCCGGTAGAGGTAGTAATTACCATAGCCACTGCCGGAACATCTTCAATTTTTGTATAACCGCATTTCTTCAGCAAGCGGCCAAGCAAAGATGATTCAACTTTCACTTCCTTTTTCGCCATAATATTTGTTTTATGATTAATAATGTTTTCTTCCTTCTTCGCTGAAATAGCCGGAACTATCGAAGAGATGAATCCGAGTTCCATCGCTTTCTCTGGGCCGAACCAGCTATCTGTTGCCATCTGCGCCTCCAGCACATCACTACTTTGCCCAGTACGTTCCACGTACAAGTCCAGCATCTTCTGTTTCTCAGCCCTGAGGTCTGATGCAATGGATTCCAGCCTTTCAGGAGTGACCTTACCCTTCAATAAAACTCCATCACCATACGGGTCATGTATGCAGAGAGACGAATGTGCGTATGCCGTTCGTCTTTCCAGCGGTGCCGCAAGCAGAATCACCGTGGCCATGCTTGCACACGTTCCTACGACCTTACAGGAAATCTCCTTTCCGGAAGCACGCAGGGCATCATAGATTGCATAACCTTCCACACAGTCACCTCCGCAAGAATGGATTTCGACATCTATACGGTTATCGTCCCGGTCCATCCAGTCCATGAAATTTTGTATGTCGGTGAAGGAGATGCTATCTTCTCCGGAAAGCCAATATTTCGCCTTGTCCGATTCAGGAGCAATGTCTTTGTTGATAAATAATTTCGCCATATCTCGTAATTGTTTGAAACAAAGGTAGTGAACGCGATATGGCTATAAGAATTTTTGAAAGGAATAGCACTGACACGCCTTGTCAGTCGATTTTTACAAAAAGAGGTGAGCCGCTGCCCACCTCCATTCATCACATATCCACTTCCGTGGAAAATTTCTTTACAACCCTGTATATCGTCCTCTCATCCACGCTGTATTCATCAGAAAGGTACTGCAATACGTAGGTCTTTTTATGTCCTTCTTTCATCAGACGGTTGTATTCCTTGTAAAGTTCAAGGTACCTCACGTCCGATGGCTGTACAGGGAGTGACTGCAACTGCTCCATCACTCCCTTATGTGTGTTCAGAAATTCATATACGTTCATACGTTACCAAGATTCTCCAATACTTTTACACGGTTACTCACATTGTTTATCTCTTCAACGGATACGACCGGACGTATAGACTGTACTCCCTTGGCGACTGCTCTGGCCAGCATGTCCTCTCCGAGAGCCTGACTACTTGTCTGCGTTACGTTGATAGGTACTCCCCCTCCCATCTGGTTGAAAGACGAGAGCAGCGGGGCGAACATCGAGGTGGCTCTGGCCGTCATCACCGCCTCTCCGTTACTCAGCTGGGCAGGTATGCTGTCGCTGGTTCCGGTACCTGGGCCGGTGACTAAACCACCTGTTGCAAATTTAGCACTTTTTACCGTTTGTGTGGCCGTTGCAATGTTAGAAAGTACAGTTGCCACCGTAGTAGCAATAGCAACCAAGTTAGCTGGGAAAGGTACAGATTGAGCCTGCGCCACACCAGCTGCAATGGCTTTACCAGTGTTAATCGCAATTTCAGCAAGTGCAAGTCCTTTCGACATAACAGCAAGTGCTTTACTATCCTCACTAAACGCATCCATAACAGAAGAAAGACCTCCCATTATTCCAGATATGGCCTGATATTTCGCCTGCTCTATCTCGACCTCCTTATCTGAAATGGCCTGCTTCGCATCAAGATATTCCTGATTGGCTTGCAGCTTACGGTTGAGGAACTCCTGCTCACTCTCCCCTTCCTGCTGCTGGACGCTGTTAAGGAATTCCAGTTTCTGCTCCGCCTGCTCCTGCAGTATATCCAGTTCACTGGCTCCGGATTGTTGCAGGAGCATGATTTCGTTCTCCAGCCTTACCCTTACGGCCTCCTGCTGCTTCTCCGAAATCTCCTGCTCACGCTGCGTCACCAGTTCATCCATCTGTTTGTTGTACTTGTCCACAATGGCCTGCTTCATCTGCTCGGTCAGTTCCTTGTCGGCCAGCTCAGCAGCTCTCAGCGCATCCAACTGCTGCATCTTCAACTGATACTCCTGCTCGCTGCCTTCCCTTACGGCTTCAAGCTGCAAGGAAATAAGCTTGGTACGGTTTTCAAGTTCTTTCTTTAGCTCCTCGTCAGACAGTTTCTGGAGTTCCATAGATTTTTGCTGCTCCAACGCCTTAATCTGGTCGTTGATAGCCTGACGGGCCTTTACTGTAAGGTCTGTCTCAGTTTTCAGCCTCGTGCGCAAATCCTCAATCTGACGATTATACTGCAAGGTTATCTCCTTACTTTGTTTATCACGTCCATCCTTCACAAGAGCCAACATCGCATCCTCAGCTGCTCTTACCGCCTCCAGTTCTTTCTGTTTAGCTTCCTTCGCCTTGTCAGCACCTTCCTGACGTATGGAATTCAAAGTATTCTGCTGCTCGGTCTGACGGCCATAGCTATCTTCCATCAGTTCCTGAAGCTCATTGAACTGGTCCCTGAAATTCTTCAAGTCCTCTATCGTACTCTCAGACAATCCCAACTTACCGATAACTTCATCAGCCGTGACGTCTCCAGCTTTAATCTGCTCCATAAGCTTCCGAACCTCTCCTGTCATCTTAGTAAAACCTAATGTGTTGGCCAATCTGGCTTCCGCAAGCTGGGTTTGCACATCCAGGTCTTTCTTTTCAATTTCCGCGGCTTTCTCGGCTGCTTTAATACGCTCCTGAGTGGAAAGCGTCTGGTCATCTGCCGCCTTTTTCAGTTTCTCTATCTCAGCACGGTTGGCCGCACGTGACATGGAAAGCATGACCTCTTCCTTGTCAATCTCATTCAAAACTTCCGCCAACTTCCAAGCCTGCTTCGTTTCGTCTGCAATCTCTTTACCTATACCTGAGAATACGGCTTTCGCGTCCTCTCCAGCCTGCTTGAAGTTCCCGGTGAACAAATTTACCAGCGCACTACCTAATTTAGATGCACGGTCTATAATCACATCGATTGTCGCTCCCAAGGCTCCCATAATCTTGTTCGCGGTCTCAACGCCTTTCTGCGTTTTCGTGAACCATGCCACAAGTGACCCAAGAGCGACAACCAACGCCCCTATGCCAGTAGATACCAAAGCAACCTTCAAAAGCTTCAGAACCTTTGTAAGTCCAGAAGTACCTGCCGAAACGGCAACCATTTCTCCCTTTACTCCAGAAAAATAATCTTTCAGTCCTCCGAGGGAAGTCACCATCCGATTAATCTGCTCAACAAAGGGTATATTCGCATTTGCAGCCTCGATAATCGCTTCCTTGTAATTTCCTACGTTACGGTAATAACGCTGCGTTTCTTCCTCGGCCCCTTTCAACGCATCTGTAACTTCATTTATCTTATTTTTCAGTTCCTCCCCTTTTGCACCCTTCCTTTCAGCTTCCGACATAGCATCATACTCAGATGTAAGATTAGACAGTTCAGCTCTTAGAGACCTCAGGCTACCTTCCTGTTCTTTCTCCTGCTTAATCTGATTCTGCATCGTCTTAGTAATAATCCGTATCGAATCATTACAGTCTGCAATATAGGCTTTCGATGCAGCCATTTCTTCATTGTACTGCTGACGTGAGATTTCACCATCCTTCAGCTGCTTCTTCAGGCTATTTTCTGCATCCCTGGCCGCATCAATCTTCGTCTGATACTCTGCTATCGCCTTAATCGCTTCATTATAATTCACCTTGATGTCAAGGACTTTTTCCACCTTATCCGCCATACTACAATTTTATAAGTTTCACCTCACAAATATTATTATCCTTCGTCTTCACTTCGATTAGCCCCCAATACCCTCCATACTGTCTAATATACACAGGGACTGTCATATCAAGTTCCTTCAACTCCACCGGGTTCAGTCTTACATATTCGGAAATCACTTTTGGATTTCTTACAATCTCCTGATACGAGCTGTAATACTTTCCCAGTAATGTACCCCATTCCAACTCCTTGAACGAGGCTATTGTCCCATCATTTCCAGAACGGTATATGAGACGCGGCTCAACATCATTCATCTCCAGCTGCCCCTCAGAATTATAGGAATACAAAGGAATGCTCACCATGCTTCCTGAATAGTCACAGGCTGCAAAAGGTAATGTTATCACATCCCTCTCGGCGTCCAAGGATTCACTCTCCACAACGATTTTGTCATCATAGTTTCCCTTTACCGTGTCATCCTCTTTGTATCTGAACCAGTTGTTTTTTGCGAACCCGTCCAAACTGAAGGATATCGTTCTAGGAGCTCCATCATGATATGCCCTGATAATTTTATCGCTCCAATCCGGCGCCTTCGATTCATTTTCTATCAGCGTGTCAAAAGAGACAAAACGAATACCACTCCCATCAGACTTCGGCACCGCAAACAAGCCTAACATAGCAGTAATCGCTTTCAGAAAATCAATCTGCTTTATTTCAGGAAGGTTAGGGATATGATAATACCTGTTATTATATCCATCGCCACCCATTGCCGTAACTTCTGAATCTGGAGATATAGTTAAATCTCCGGAATACTCAGATATTACATTCTCCGTTTGAAGCCCGTTCAGTATGAACTTTATATCTCCTGCAACCTTACCATACTGTCCCACAAGTTCAGTAGTCCCATCCAAACTGAAAGAAACCTTATCACCATTAATGCTATATGGAGAAGCAGAAAGCAGAACATTATCTCCAATATGCATTTCAAGAGACAAATCTTCTGGAATATCCCCTGATATTGTACAAGTCAAATCCCAAGAAACAGTATATTTTGTATTGACGAAATTATTTACAAGTGATGAAGTAAACGATTTCCCATCAGAGGTAAGACCAATCGTAGAAAAGAAATAATTGCTGACACTATTACTCTCAAATAAAATTTCTTTATCCATCCCTGATATGCTTACCGGGGTAAGCGTAATACTGCATTCCTCAGACTGCTCAGGAGAACCGTTCTTGGTCAATAATGGTATGCGAATTTCAAACAATATTTTTTCTAAGTCATATTCAAAGCTTGTCCCGTTATCTATCGCTATCTGTTCCATCAGCTCATGTACGGCAATTACCGGATGATACCACACTCCCTCCTCACTGTCGTTGAATCCATAGTCAATAACAGGATGGTTCATATTCGGAGTTCTCATCTTACGCCAATAACTCCACGCACCACTTATAGGCAACTCAGTAATATCTCTCAGTGTCTTATCACTGTTCACAATGTTCTCAAAGCCCTGTATATTCCCCCATGAAAGCGCCACTTCAATATATTCTTCCACATTCACCAGAACCACATTAGCATTGCTCACTATCTCTACTCCATCCTTCAATAATCTTCCTCCATGAATGACATAAGGAAAACTGCTGGAAGAGGATGGTATATGTGAACATCCTATCAGTGACATGTTCTTCGACGTCTTAGGAAGTTTAATTGTATAGCTGTTATTGCTCACAATCTTACTCAAATCAGTGAAAAGATTGCTCTTGTACGCCAAGCTAATATCCATATCTACGATGTCAGCTTTCACGTTATCTATGTATAGTTCATACCTGCTCATAAGCTCTGAGATATTGTTTCTGGGAATTCTATTTCAATCTCAAAATCCTGTAACGACTGCATGGTTCCAGTAACACTCTTTGTGGAAATATTGACCGGAACCCAGTTACCATCCATGTACATATCCACCAATGGAGACGAAAGAATGGTGAGCAGCATCTTGAAGGTTTTCTGGTCCACAAGTGTAGCACACGCCTTTTTCGTCATCTGCATGGATTTCCCATTGTATCTGAAAACCCCGTTATAACTATACTTCTCACCGGAGAAGGAATAATACAGCTTGTCACCAGCTTCCGCTTCGCTGCCTGATTCCCCCTCCTGGAACAGCCAGTACTGGTAAAACCCATGTCGGTCAATCCAACGAAGATATACACCGCACTCTGAATCATCCACGACAAGTCGGTTAATAATCACACCATCACCAACCGGACGGAACGTATTGTCGAAAGTATAATCGAATGTGCTTTCCGGTATCTCTTCATCAAGACGTATAACCCCAAAGTTCGTTGCGCTTCCGAACAATGAAGAAGGGTTCAGATGCACAAGGCCGCTGCCAGCACTAAAAGCCTGGTATTTGTTCCGGTCATACCTTTTCCTCATGGTTGCTCCGGAAGCTATGTACATGGACAACGTAAACGGGAAGTTCTTAAACCATGTAACCGTACGTGACTGATTGAAGACTTCTCCTATATTCATGGCCCCCCATATCACCCTGGTTGTAAAGGAGAACGTATCTTCCGATGTCTGAACCTGTACAGTTATCTCCTTAGAAAGTATCAAATCCATGCCACCCGGACTAAAGAACACCTGGGCATACATGGATACATCCATCTCCACACTTCCATCATACGGAGTTCTCTTGTCAGTAAACGACAGTCCTCCATCCGATATGGTACATGTGACAGCATTGTTTGTCTGAACCCTAACCAGCATCGGGTTAAAGCAGAAAGATACATCATCAGGATACGTGATGCTCTTATTCGTTTCAAATACTCCCGTCCTCATTGAAATTTAGATTTATATGTTCCACTTCACTCCCGAACAGAATACCGATACCATCCGATACCCTATCCACCGTATCCTTCACTTCGGGAGAATAAATATCACTCCGCCCACCATTACGGAAAAGCTGCGTACCTTCTTTCGCAATCTTACGGGAAACAAGGTAAGCGAACGAGTCAGGCTTCTCTACCTGGATACCCTTGTCATCCATCCATTGCCGGATTATCTTCCAGAATCCTGCCGGCACTTTCCCTCCTTTTCGTCCGGTCTCCAGCGTACCAAATGCGCTACGGCCCCACAGAACGCCTCCATCCTCTGTTATCTCGACCTTCAAACTGGCTATCGTCCTGCCGGAAGCCACCTGCCCTGCACTCCTGTGGTTCTCAATAATGCGCTGCTTCAACGCTTCCAGCTCGGAGGCCACCAGTTCCATCACCTTATCCCTCAGCAGAAGTTCCATACACTATCTCCTTCACCGTTTTTGTGGGACACATCACAAGTCCTTTTATTTCCTTCAAAGAAACCTGAATGACAATCCCAGTCACATTCACATCCAGCTTGTCATAGAACACCGAATACTGAATATCCCCCTGCACAGGCTCGAATACTCCGCTTCTGTTCACTCTCAGTATAAATTCCTTGGCCAAAGACTTGCATCCTTCAATAACCGAATCATTCTCCTCACCGGAAAAGTCATGCTTCGTCTTGTCCATGAAAGCTATCATGCAGTTCGGATAATCCTTCAGCTGCATCAAGCCCACGTTCAGGCTTCCGGAAGCCGGGAGCACATACATCACGGCAGGAAGCTGCATCTTGTCAAGCCTGACATTCGCAGCCTGCCAGTTCTCAAACAGATAGGTAACACCCATCTGTTCCACGATCTTCCTTACTTTTTCCTCGACTGTCATTTCTTCTTTCCCTCCAATATTTTACGTAACCTGCGTTCATATTTCATCTTTCTGGAATCCATGTCAAGGCACTTGTACACCCGCACCCACGGAACATACTCTACCGCTTCATGGTCCGTTATCCCCATTCTCAGCGCATAGTAGTCGAGCTGTCCGAACGGACCGAAGTTCAGCGCATCCGCCCCAGCCTGCTTCTCCTCCGGTGTAGGAGGCACCGACGTGGAAGCGAACAGCTTGTTTATCCGCTTTACCTCACGGGCCACCCAGAAGCAGAACCCGATGACCTCGGATGCATCCGCCCTCATCACCTCACGCTCCGACATTCCAAGAAGCACACGACAAGGAACCATTATCGTTTCCGTCTCCGTACTGATTGACTGCAACTGCATAAGCTCACCCATACTGATGTCATTCAACGTATCGGGTGTCCTTACCTTTCCCACCTTCCACGGTTTCCGCAGCTTCTCCAGCTCTCCCTCGATACCGTGCGAAAGATTTCCAATTACCAACAATTCCTTTACCGTCATATATTTCCAAGTTTTGCTTTCAACCGTTTTATTGCAGGTTTTATCCTGAAGGACATCGCCATAATCAGCATGTCAAGATAATCCGGAGAATGACCGAGTATCTCCTTCATCTTCTCCTTGCTGATAATCCCTTTCTTTCTCGTATCAGAGTCGATATGGTCCTGCTTCAACACACCGAGCTCCTCGATTATACGTTCCCTCTGTGCTTCCGTACAGACGATACGAATCAGACGGGAGTTTATCATCTCAGCCAGCTTGAAGCCACATTCCGATTTCAGGTTGTCAAACTCCATGTTCATCGGGCGGCTGCCACCGTGGAACTCCCTGATTCCGTTCAGATAGCTTTCAAGATAGCTTCCCAATCCGTCAGAGTCCGCAATCATCCGGCTGCGTGGAATGGAACACTCTATCATCATGCGCTTCAGGTCTGTCTCGATAGATTTCCCGGTGCTGTACTCCTGATCCAACTTAATATAGCATACATTCCCTTTCCAATGCCCGGCGACAAATCGGTCACGCCCCTTCATGGCAAGGTCAGCGGAGCCGGAAGAATCTCCCACAGGCTTGACGAACTCGTTGGTGAACAGGTCACAGATGGCATCATAATCACATAGCGCTGCCGGGTCGTTGTCATACTCCCAGTTACCGAAGTACAAACGCTCTTTCGTCACCCTGTCCTTCGTACTCCGGAGACTCTCGATGTAGTCTTCTGTGGCCCACGGGTTATCCTGCACCAGCGCCTGGATGAAGGCATACGGTTCCTTGAGATTACCTTCTTTCCACGGCTTGTAGAAGTCACGGTACAGCCAGTTCTTCTTCGGGTTGCAGGTGATAAGTATCTTTCCCAGGATTCCATACACATCGTTCATGTGTCGGCCAATACGTGTCTTCAGCACGTCAAAGGCGAGGTAATGCACCTCCCCGGCTTCCTCTATCCATCCACCGGTGTATTCCTTTGAACCCAAGCGCTCATACATCGGGTCTTTTACCGGATAATAGGTCAGGTCAATGTAGACTATCTCACTGCCGTTGTCGAACGCTATCCCTTCATTGTTTGTCCTGTATGCCGTAAATCCGTGCAACTTCGCCACCTTGTTGAAAGTAACGGTCACGGACTCCCGGCTGTCCTTCAGGTTGTTTCGTCCGACAAACCAGCGTGTGCCGGGAAGATAGTAGGCGCACTGCATAAGCCACTCGCATCCCAGCCAAGACTTTCCACCGCCTCCTGCGCCGCCATACAACAGGAACTTCGTCTTGTCATCCCGAAGGTAGTTGTATGCCAACCTCTGCTTTATATTGACCTTCCGTTCCATATCACTTCAACTTGTCTGCTTCCGGAGTATAGGGAAGGAAGTCGAAACCCTTGAACGGTTTACCTTGCGTCGTATGGTCCACCTCCTGCTTGTCTGCCAGCCCAAGCGTACGGGCAATGATATTCGCATTGAACGCCCCGACACACGCCCCCTCGAACTGCTGGGTCTTGATTGTTTCCTCCACGCGCGCGATGACCTCCAAAAAATCTTTATCACCTTTATTCATGCAGGCAGAACGAAACTCATTCCACCAATTTGTCGAGGCCCCAAGATACACGCACATTCCCATGAGAGAATACGGTCGTGTTGTCGGAGAAGCTTCCTGCTGTGTATGATGTTGTTCTTCGGTTTTCACATTCTTTCCCCTTCCTACTCTTACGGGCACGGTCTTCTGTATGGCCTTCCTGGTTGTCCACGGGTTCTCATCACACCACTGGAAATACTCGCACGCCGCTTCCCACAGAAGTTCAGGCGTGGCAAAGAGCTTGTCCCTGCCATGCTTGCTTCTTAACATCCAAAACTTGTTTCCTTTCGGTGCCGCCATAATCACAATTTTTCAAAAACGGGTAATATCTCCTTGTCCAAATCCCATCTTCTGTTGTTGGGAAGTGGAAGGCTAAATTCATATTTGAGTGCTTCCATATATTCCTGATGCGATGCCCTTCTTTCGTTCAATACGGAAACCTGAAAGGATGATCCGCGTAGCTCTCTGGACTTGTCCACCTCTAATCCTTTCTCGTATATCCTGAAATCCGAACCGATGAACTCTTCCGTAAGACGGCATACGTCAGCCGTAGAATGATAATGCTGGAAATACCATTCACCGAAACGGAAATTGGCCGTGAAGTTGTTGGCATCCAGGAACAGTGCCCTAGAACGGTAATCCTGCGTTTCCTTTCTCTCGGAGGCCTTATGTACGAAGAGCAAAGGAATTCCCGACCAGAAAACCATGCCTCCCGGCTTACATAGTGCGGAGATGGAAAGAAGGACGTTCCTTTCATCATCAAGGGAGTTTACGGAGTTCAGGACGCTGTCACATACCACCACATCATACAGACCATAGTCCGACAATGTCCTGCACACCTCCGCACAGTCCTGACGTATCTCCTTCTCGTCTATCACGTCAACCCCGTCCTTCCGGTGAAAGAACTCAATCGCATCAATGCGGTATCCCTCTTTCTTCAGTCTGGTGGCATAGTCCTTCTGTCCGGCCCCGAAGTCAAGCACACGCATATACTTCGTTATGAACGGAAGTACCAGACGCTCGTACAGAGTCGAATGGCTCCTGCTGCTCGGAACACCGTTTTTCTCCCTGAGCCGTGCCTTCTGTGCAAACGACTGGATATAAGTCTTCCGCTCCAGATGGGAATATTCGAATACGCCGTATTCCTTCGAGAAATACTTCAATGCCAGCTCCTCCTTCCCTTCCGGAAGCACATAAACAAGCAGGTCCATTCCCATAAGCTTCACCGCCTTGGCGTACACGGTGGAGATGATGACCTTTCCTTCATGGTCGCACACGGCATTCGCAAACTGGCCGTAACGCAAAATCATTTTCGTAAGGTCCACTACACGTGAGTTGTTCCCTCCCTTTGTAATGATGGTTACGTCCTTGTTTGGTACCATAAAGAAGCCTTCCGTTCCTTCAGGAACAGATACACGGATGTCCGGCTGAATCTCCGAAACCTCACACTCGGCATAGTTATGAAGCTGATTGAAACGTACCTCATCCGTAGAGTTCACTCCATCCAGCACGAAAGCCGGGACATGAGTGTATCCCAGCAGCTTCATGGTCTTTGTGCGCTGGTGCCCTGCCATGATTCGATTGTCCGACCTGCGGATGATGATAGGCTTGATGATGCCAAGTTCCGTTATCGACTTCTTCAGGTTTTCCTGAGCTTCCGGAGTAAGCAGCCTCGGGTTGTACTCGGCCGGATTCAGTGATTCTATGTCAATGTATTCCATCATAAGCCCAGCAGATTATTCACGAAACCAATCATCACCCCGTTCTCGTCAAGATACTCGGCCGCACGCTGCTTCAGCCCTTCAAGCTCCACATCGGTTATCGGTATCTTGTACCCTTCAAATGCAAGGTACTTGATATGCGCTCCCGCTTCGTAGTTTTCATTCCGGAGCACGTTGTGAGTATCTTCCATCCCTCCGGGAAAATCATCCAAATCAGGAAAGCTGATGCCGTCAAGGCCCCATTCAATGAGTTTTCGGCAATCCCATTCAAACAGACGGGACATATCCCATTCCCCGTTGCTCACGTTGTCACGGATGATGATTTCGCGCTCACGTTCTTCTGTCAGGTTCGGAATAAGCACCGTAGGCACCTCCTTGATTCCAAGCTGCACGCACGCCTCATAGCGCTGGTTCCCTGCGATGATGACAAGATGTCCCGTGCGGTCTGACAGAATAATCGGACGTGCCTCGAAATAGTCCGGGTTATTCTGTATGGATTCCTTCAACTTCTGGAGCTGTTCTTCCGATATGGTCCTCGGGTTGTTCTCCAGCTTCTCCAATGTTTCTGTACTTCTGTAAATCACTTCCATATATCTCGGTATTTGCGTTACAGAAACAAATTTACCCGATAACCGCCACAAAGCAGTTACCGGGTATCCACAAAGTACTGACAAGGGTTGTCAGTAAGTTTCTACAAGCAAACTAAAACAACCTACATATACTGTTTTATCTCGTTTATTTCATATAACTTTGAAGAAAAATATATTATATCATGGAACCTATACCAATAGAAAACGAACTTAAAGCTTTCAAAGAGCATCTTGATATTAACGAACGTACCATTTTTTCTGCCAAATTTGGAGACGGGAAAACATATTTTTTAAATGAGTTCAAAAAGAAATACGGAGATAGTTATGTATTTATTACCATATATCCAGTAAATTATCAGATAGCCGATAATAAGGAGGTTTTTGAGTATATTAAAAGGGATATTCTTATACAAATGGTTTCAAAGAAAATGATAGAACCATCTTATGAAATCCCCGATTCACTAATATTCCAGTTCTTTATTATGCAGAATTCTGATTCATTTTTGGGAAATCTATTAAAAATACTACCAAGTCTAGGTGTTCCAGAACAAACAGTATCTCTTTTCTTGGCTGGATATCATGCTTTAAATTGGTCGGAAAAGATGACTAAAAAATATAAAGAATATAAGGATTCTATTCAAAGCCAAGATGAGAATCAAATTATAGAAACCTTTTTAGAATCTTTTTCAAATAGAATAGGAAGTCCTTATGAGATTGATTTAATCACTCAAATTATAATTGACAATATTCAATGGTTCCGTAAAAGTAACAACAAAAAAGTTATTTTAATCATCGAGGACTTGGACCGTATGGATCCTGCTCATCTATTCAGAATTTTAAATATTTTCTCTGCACATATTGACAGAGTATACCAATACCAAAACAGTAGTACTCAAAAAGAAGAAGATACCACATATTCAGAATTATTGCCTAATAAATTTGGATTTGACAATATCATAACAGTATTTGATTATAATAAAACTAAAAGTATTTTCCAGCATTTCTATGGGCAAGAAGCAAACTATGATGGTTACATCAACAAATTCACATCTCATCAACCATTTTTTTATTCTATAGATGAAATAGCACGTGAATATTTATATAAAGTTATATTTAAAAAATGCTGCATCCACAAAGAATCTATCAGACATATTTCAACACAAATAAATGACAAATTGGATTCATTATCAGTACGAGACGTACACACAATCTTAAATGGAATTGATTTATATATTCAAGAAAAAACATATAAAGGAAACATTCTTAATTTTAATACAAAATCTCCATTAACCTATACAATTTCAATATTAAAGTTATTAGGAATAACTCAGAATGATGAAATCAAAAGTTATATTCTACAATTATCTGCACTCGATTTATTAAATTGTGTCAATGTATTCTTGTGCATCAATAATATAACAGAAAGATTGAACTTTAAAAGTAATCAATTCTACATTAATACTAATAATAGTGAAATGTTTGAGAATGGAATTCTAAACAAAATTCAAATAGAAGAAGCAAATGGAGGATATGGTTATTCAATTACATTGAATGACAAAATGATTGAAAATTGCATTAATAAAGCATTCGATTACATAACTAAGTGACTGTAAATGGGCTGTCAATTTTTCAGTTTTGTGAGAGACAGCCCATATTTTTCTTTTCACCTATCCCAGCAGCCACCACATGACTATAAGGAACAGGTAATACAATTTGGTTTTACTAATTTCCATTCATTTTCTTATTCATCCATTCAATAGCATCCTGTATGGATGAAACCTTCTTAAACTCACGTGTAACACAGTACGTCATATATTCACAGATAATTTCTTCATCATCATTAAAGTAGATGTTGTATGCCCCAGTGCTATTTGCTCCAGTACAAGGTATCTCAAGCTCCAAAGCCTTCAATGCTTTTTCAGCATCACAAGTGAAGTAAGCATATATATCATGCGAAACCTCCTTGCATCCGGTCAATTTGACAATGTTAGCCATTTTCTTTCCTCCTTTTTTCTACAAGTTGTTCAAGTCTCTTTTCACACTCAGCACATTCGAGTTTCTTGCGCTCCAGCTTCTCCCGGAACTTAACCAGTTCTTCGTCCGTATTCTCGTCAAAGAACAGATTATTCTGGCGGTTGTACTCTATGTATTCACGCATCATTTTTTCGGCTTTCGACACCTTTGCCTTAGCGGAAATCAGTTTTCTAAGGCAACTATCAAACATCAGTTCTCCAGAGCGTTTGTCATAAAAGGAAATACTTGAATACAAACAATATTTAGGATATTTGCATTGTAACTTTGCAGTCCTCCAACGGATAACCCAATCATATTTGAAATACATTTCCCTCGGTAAATCATACGTATATAGAATTACATAGTTCCCATTATCATCATGATATTGTATGGAAACATGAAACCAAGGATCGACCTTCAATTCCCTTTCTGCCTTGGCTTCATACTTAGCCATCTCATAATAATCACTCAAACTTTCCTGTTTTCCCATATCATATAGTTGTTACACAATCAAAGTCTTTCCCATACATTATGTAGGCTCCACGCTTCCTAAGTTCGGCCACCAGCTGCTCGTTGGTGTATCTGGCCAGCCGTCCATGAAGCCTGTCCTGCTTTCTTCTTTCAGACGTGTGTCTGCTCTCACATAACCGACACCTGCTGGTGTAATGGGTGCCGGATTTCGTTTCATAGGCACGGAACTTGCTTTCCGGAAGGTTCCGGCCACACTCGATACAAACCTTCATGACGCAGCCCTCCTGATTAATCCCATGTTACGGTTTACCAGCTCGATAATCTTATCATGGTAATCACTGGTCCCGTTGCAAACCGCACGGCTTTGGATTATCGTGAAAGTTTTCAAGTTTACTTCTACTGTTTCCAAGCGTTTACCATTCTTCTGTGCTGTGAGAATCAGGCAATCCTTATGCTTGTAATATTCATTTTGATATACACAGTGGTGCATTGCCTTACCCTCCTGATAGAACTGGGTAACACTTTCCAACGGCCGGATCACGATATCTTCATCCTTTATTTCCATTCCCAGGAACGGCTGGATTCTTTTGATGAATGACAGAATATCCTGTTTCATTCTGAACATGCGTTCAATCCTTTCCTTTCGTTTCTGTCCAGCCCGAATTTTCGCTTCTATCTTTCTCTTTTTCTCAACCAACTTGTTATGCTCTTTCTTCAGGTTCTTTGGGCATACATAGTGAGCGTTATGTGTGTCAAGGTGGAAATAATCAAGCAAATGCAAGTAATCATCATACATCGAGCCGTCCTTGATGATATATCCGTTACGGTTGCAGATATTCACTACCCACGGATGATAAATACAACCACGATGCATGTAAAAACTCAGCATACCATACTGTTTCGTCTTCAATAGCATTTCCGCATACTTGCTTTCTCCTAAAATGGCATGTATCAGCTTAGCCGGAGTAATACCATGGAACGAAGTACGAAGGCCGTTCCTTCGGAGTATAGGCAGCAGCTTTACTTTTGGATATACATGCCCGTTTATGTCATAGCAATTATATCCGTAATAATCAACAGAATTTTTGATGCTTATCGGCTGTGCGTATATCCATGCGTTCTTACCCATATTCATTGGTCTGGCCATTACTGTTTCTTTCCTGTCCTCGGTTATCCACTGCTGGCAAACTTCCGTGCTATGGTAGAATATTTCTCCCATTTTCATCCCTTTGTGCTTTCCTATTTCCACATGTCGGAGCACCTGAAACTTGTCTACCGCCGTGACGATAGTCATGTATTCATACTGACACAACTTTTTCTTTCTGCTGGTTTTTATCTCCAGTCGCTCACCACAGTAAGGACACTTGATGTACCCTTCCTTCTGGCCAGTTACATCAACCCACATCTTTCCACATTCGCTGCACCACATTTCATCCTTACAGCGGTAAGCATTATGCGGAAAACAATGATTCTTTCCCCACCGTATCTGGGCTTCTGTTATCGCTGGCAGCTTACTGCTCAATTCGACCACCAGCCTTTCACGCTTCGTTCTCGGTCTCATAGCTCACCAAACAATGAAAGTTGCAGACTATTATCTTCCCCTCTCTTACGCTTCTGAACAGGCTTAGGCTGCGGTTTCGGTTGCTCAGTCCTGGAAGGTTCAGCAGCCGGGGCAACTACCTCCACACGTTCCTTCACCTTGTCCAACTTGATGTCATCCTCATCGTAGTAGTGTACGGCCCATCCGTACACGGTTGCATCATCCACTCCGACTGCGTTTCCTCCCTTTGCCAGCTTCCTGGCTTGTGAGTAGATGTACTTGATACATTCCTCGATACTCTTGTTAGCTTTCCTGTAAGTCTCGGCAAAGAGAGAATCAGTCTTTGCACGATTCTCCAGATAAGTCTGGATTGTTGTTTCAAAAGTTGTCATATTGATGTGGTTTTTGGTTAATTCATTTGCGGTTCATCCTCACGTTGTAATCACAGAGGAATCTGTATATAGCTTCACTCGCCGTGTCAGGCGGTGGTGTGTTTTCTCCATATATGGCCTTGATTGCAGCCTCTTTTCCCCCGTATGCGTTGAACAGGTCTTCAGGTTTGTAGTTGTCTGGTAGCAATGGAAAAAGCGTTCTGAAAGCCGTAAAATCAATTTTCGCCTTTTCTTTCAGCTTTCGGATGGAATCCACACCTTTCACCATCGCGGCAGCCGCATCCGAAATCCGGCTGTAGCTTCTGTCGGCCGCAATCCGTATCTTTTCCTGTTCCAGCTTGCGGTAAGCATCACCCCGATCAAGGCAGAAGTCATGAAGAGCGACCATTATCGCCTGGTTGTTTACCTTACTTCCCCAGACAAACTGCCCGCGGCTCCCGTTCTTTAGCTGCGTGAAGAAGATACACAGCTCTGCCAGGTTCAGGGAATAATAGCTGGATAGAATGGCCAGCGATGTCTCGGCCAGTTGGGCGGGCGTCAATTCCACCCCGGCATAGCTCAGCACCGACTGCAGGTGTCGGGTGATAATGCGCACGGAAGCCGTATTCCCGTACACACGGTTCACATCGGCCAGTGTGGGTATTCCTTCATGACGGATAACGTCGTCTATACTCAGGTTACAGTTCAGTTGCGCAGTGGTTCCGGACCAGCTATCGACCAATTGGGAGGCTGTCAATCCAGTCTTCAAGTTCTGTTGAAGTGGCGTCAGCTCCACCGTTACCGGACGTACCTCCCCCTCCACAAGCTGGGAAGGATGCAGCACTGCCGTCATTGTTCGTTGTAGGTTTGTTTCCATTTTGAAGTTGTTTTTCGATTATCCAAAGATTTGCCCGGCTATCCCATCTTTCAATACGGGCACCGTTCGTGTTTTTCCAGTTCAGGCTGTCGAAGTGGTAGAAGAATATCTCCGCCTGTCTCTCCCAGTCTGCCAGTTTTCCCTCGAAGTAAGCTTTTACCTGGTCCAATGTCGGAGGCGTAAATTCAGGCTTTTCAGACTTTCCTTTCTTCGGCTTTTCTTTCTCGGGCGGAAATAACTCGCCAGAGTTATTATTCTTAGTCTTATTCTTAGTCTTATTATATGGTTGTACTTTAGGTTCAAGGTTAGGTATAGGATTAGGTTCAAGATTAGGTGGTACTTTAGGTATCAAATTTTGACACCTAAATTCACATATAACCTGATATTTCGTCTTATCCCGCTGCCCTTTTCCACCAGCTTTGAATGCTATCAAACCAGCCTGAACCAATCTGTTTCTTGCGGTCTTCATCGAATTGACCGACACTCCCACGTCAGACGCCACCTTAGTGTCACTACGTGTCCAGCTATCCACCCAGCCTAAACGATTCGCTGTTTTCAACAAGTAAAAATAAAGCCTCGTTTCACAGCAGGTAAATTGCCAGTCTTCATCGAGGAACCAAAAGTTATTGATTAGTTCTATGTAGGTCATAACAGATATTCGTTTACTGCTTTCATGAACTCTTCGATGGAACGGCAGACCACATACCGATTCCGGCACCTCTCGGCTTCTCTCTGCCATTTTCTCTGTTCCTCACTCTGTACCCCTTTCGGTGTTTTCATCTCTATACAGAGGGAAGCGTATCCCTTTTTAGGGATAAGGAGTATAAGGTCCGACACTCCCTTCAGCACTCCCTCGTACTTCATCCTCGCTCCGGTCTTTGCATCCCTTCGGCCACCGTTCGGGACCGCAAAGAGAAGCAAAGCCAGATTCGGATACTGAAGCCTGAACCATGTCAGGCAATCATGCTGAATCTGGCTTTCTGATAGCGGTGTAGTCTGCTTTCTCATATCATTACAGTTTAAGCAATCGTCTTGTAGTTTCTTCGTCTATAAAGTTTGTCCATCCGGCCTCATGTAACCTGATAGCGGCTTCTCTGAGGGTCATCTTTCCACCCTCCACCTTTTCTTTCAATGATTGCAGTATAGTTTTCATAACTTTTGACTGAATAAGTTCATGGCCATATCCACCACGCTCTCCTTGACCACATCGTCCGTTCCTGTCACACCGTTGGCGATGTCCTTCTTTGTTTGTATCACGTCATACATATAGCGGTCTATCGTATCTTTTCCCAGATAGTAGTAGCAATTCACATTGTTTTTCTGTCCGTTTCGGTGGGCCCGGTCTTCTGCCTGCTCACAGTCTGAGAACGTCCAGGGGAACTCGATAAACGCCACACGGCTGGCAGCGGTAAGCGTCAGCCCGGTACCTCCCGACTTGTAGTTCAGAATTATCAGCTTGCATTCCGGGTCGTTCTGGAAACGGTCTACCGCATTCTGCTTCTGGGTTGCATTGTCATCCCCCGTCACGGTAACCGCATCAGGGAAATTGTTCTTCAGCTCCATCACAACCTCCTTGAGGTAGGCAAAGACTATCAGCTTCTCCCCTCCGTCTATCACGTCATGGATGAACTCGGAGAACACCTTAATCTTTCCTCTTGCGGATATGGATTTCAGGATTCCCATTTTCACCATCACCTCACCTCTAAGAGCCTTCTGTATCTTTTCATCATCCGCATTCTTGTAGGTACGCAGATACTGAATCAAATCAGCTTCCGCCTTGTCGTACTCCTTACGGTTAGTGATGTCCACCTCGATGTACTGCCGTGACTTGTCCGGAAGCTGCGTGAGGACTTTGGCCTTCTCCCGGCGGAAAAAGCAGGTAGTCGAAAGTCTCCAGTTCAATTCCTTCACATTGGAACTCTGCTTCGGCCCGGCACAGAATTTTTCGATGAAGTTCTTGTACCCTCCGAAATCTTCCAGACGTCCCATAATCTTCAATTGCTGGATAAGGTCGGTATTGTTGTTCACTACCGGGGTTCCGGTCAGTTCCAGCACGTATTCCTTACCCTTGCATATTCCTTCCAGGAACTTGCTCTGCTGTGTCTTGCTGGACTTGCACTTGTGACTTTCATCTATCACTACCGACTTGAAAAGCGAGATACGCGGGTCGAACGTGATTGAGCGCATGGTAAACCGTGCGTCATCCCTTATTCCCTGCACGAAGAACTTCTTCAGGCTCTCGTAGTTGGTTATGAAGATGTCGCAGAGGGCTGTCCCGTCGGCCTTCTTCTGTTCGTAGAAGCGTTGCCAGCTCGACTTGTTACGGTCATCAAGGATAATCGCCTGCTTCCCGGCAAACTTCTTGAACTCACGCTGCCAGTTTATCTTCAGAGCTGCCGGGCAAACGACAAGGCACGGATACGCCTTTGCTATCGTAACCGTACCTATTGCCTGCAATGTCTTTCCCAGCCCCGGCTGGTCTCCGAAGATGCACCGCTTATGCTGCAGGGCGTAGGCGATACCTTCCTTCTGGTATTCGTAAGGCTCCAGCAGAAGCCCGTGTGGTACGGTCAGTTTCGGGAGGTCTGGAATGGTGTAGTCAGTTACCGCCCTTGCCGATACCGACCGCTGCACACGGCTGCATATCCTTGCTGAAACAGCCCACTCTCCCATCTTATCCACATACCACTTGTCTTCCAAAGAAACCTTCCATGCACGTTCGTCAGGTATGTAGGCGGCTTTCGGATTCCTGGCCACGCTCGGAATGCGACGTACCAGGTCTTTAAGTGTGGGATGATAGGGAAATGCTATCTTGTAGCAATTCGGGGTTTGCGTTACACAAAATGGATACAACATGGTATTATGATGCTAACTGGGTAGTCTTGTGGCGGCCGGAGCTTCTGGGTTTGATTTTCTTACCGTTTACCTCTATCGTCACTTTCGAGTTGTCCATTATCTTCTGGAATGCTTCAATGTCCGGACTGGCCGGAGCTGTCGTCTCCGCTTCCGGAACCGCATCTGCCTGGACATCGGCTGCCGCCTGTTCCCCAAACGGAAGTTCCTGCTGTACCACCTTCCATTTCTTGTTGAAGATATACTCGTTCACTTCATAGCTGCACGACTCTATGGCCTGTTCCAGCTCAAACTGAAACGCATAGTCCTCGTTCTCGTCGGTAAACTTGGTGAACGGTGCGTTCAGGTTCAGCACCTTGTTGCTTTTCAGGAACCGCTTTCCGGTCAGTGTCACTCCCCTGCTGTCACCGTCACCTCCTACCGTATATCCGGTCACCTCAAGGATGCTGTCTATATTATCCGGCATATCTTCCAGGAACTCCTTGCCGTCCGCCTCCTTCTGTTCACAGAGGAAAGCCATGTGGGGAACCAGCGCCTTGAAAGCGTTTATCAGGTCATTGGTCACAAGGTTTTTACCTTCCACTGTAATGGTACCCGTTTCATCCGTATAGGTTGCAACGAGGGTATTGTCCTTCGTCACTTTTGCTTTTGTTATTTCCATATCATTATCTCCTATATTTATATTCGTTGATAAACTCCTGATAGTACAAGTCATCCGGGAGCGGAAGCGATATTCCCAACTCCGTTGCTGCATCGGCTTTCACCTTGTTTAGAAAGTCCGTCATCTGCAAGGTGTTCAGCCGGGACGTGCTCCCGGCGACAACCGTTTCCTTTCCGTTGATTACAGCCGTCCGGCGGAGGAAAAGACTGCAGTAATAGTCATGCACGTCCTGCTTGTCCGTCCCGGTCTCATTCTCAATACACGTAAACCAAAGCCACATCAGCGCGTTCTGACTGATGGTCCGTGGCTCCGTGTACCGCTCGATGGTGACCTTGTATCTTCCGTTCCGAAGCTGGCTGCACATGAAGTCGAAAGGCTTGTCAATCCTCACCACTCCCTTTTCCTTCACCAGAATAGCTGTCTGACTCATTGTCCAAAAATCTTTTTGTCGGTTATCAAATCCTTGTTCGCCTCCAGAAACTCGATGAAGCGTTCCACATGCGCTGTGAGCAACTTTACGCTCTGCTCGTGATTGTAGGTATAGTATTCCGGATAACGTGTCCCAGAAATGAGCGGAGTGCGGCTGGTACCGTCTTTCAAAGCAAAGGCCGTATATTCAAATGCGCTCACACTCTCCATCTCACCTGAAGCTATCAGACAGTAAGGATATACATGCCGCTGCCATCCGTGCTCGTACTTTCCGAAGCTGTACGAGCTTGTCGTCTTGATGTCATATACCACATCACGTTTCAATTCATCGATGAATCCGTAAAGCTCCACATCACCATATCTGGTCGGAAGGATTACAGACACATACAGCTGACTGACAGCCCCGTCGAAATACTTAGCCTGTTCAATGACCCAGGCACGGTCAAATAAGAAGTTCCGCATGGGTGCCAGCTCCGTGGCCGGAAAAGTAACCTGAACGGTATTCGTTTCCTTGTCTCCGATAATGGAATACGGAGCACGCTCTGTCGGCACATGTGGCTCGCGATGAATCGACATGTCCACAAGTGCATTGAAGGCCGTCCCTTTGTCGGCCGCTTCGCTGGAAAACGGTACGCGGTTGATCGCGTCAATCAATGACTGCTTCAGTTCTGCTTCAATCTCTTCCGGAGAGCGCTTGTACTCTCCGGTCTCATTGTCTATGTTATAGAAGCTGTCCGCTTCCTCGTCAGCTCTCAGATAAGCCTCGAACTTGTCCAAGAGTGACGGATACATTCTGTACTTAGGCTGCTTCATACTGCTTGCTGACTTTATTCAATTTCAATCCCAGTTCCTTGCATCGCTTGTTCAAGAGAATGCCAGCCTGTATCTTGCTGTCAAAGATGTGCTGCATACCTGCAAGTGATTTGGATACGTTGTTTGCCGACTCCACATCATTGACCATTTCAATCTGCGCCTTGATGACTTCCATCAGGTCTTCATATTCGGAAGAAAGCTCCGTCTGCTTTGCCTGATACTTTGAATAAGTATTGATGATATTCGTCATGAAGTTGTTCTCTCCAATCAATTCCCCCTTGTCATTGATAAGGGTTGGAATCTCCATGCGCTCCGGAAGGTTGCAGGTGTTTTTCCCGTAGAACTTCTCGCAAGGGTTGAAGGAAATGGTACGCTTCTTTCCGATGGCTTCCATATAGCCGACCAAATCCAGCTCCTTAATCAGGTCACCGGCAGATGAACCACCGATTTCCGGACGTATCTGCTTTTCGTCCCCAACCTTCTCCTCACGTTCATGGGCAACGAATATCACCGACTTGCCCATAAGCGATACCTGGTTGACAAAGTTGATGAACATGTTCTTCCGTAACCCGTAGCCCTGAAGGGAAAGCGTGCCGTCCGCCTTGCGCATCTTAGCATTGTTCTGCATGATGTACTTGTCCATGAAGGAAAGCATCTTGCCTGCCGTATCAATCACGAACGTAGCGTAATCGGCAATCTCAGGCGACTGCATCACCTCATCGACTTCCTCCCATTTGCTTATCTGTACCGTATCCACACGGTGCGCAGCGTTCACACGGTGTATGCCGCCGTCAAAGTCCAGAAGAAGCGGATGCGGTGCCGACAATGCCAGCGTGGTCTTTCCCATACCCGGCTGTCCGTAAATAAGTGCTGATAAGTTGGTCTTTACGACCAGTTCGTTCGGTTTCTTAATAAGTCCCATAATCAAAAAATTTAAGTGGTTAATACTATTTTATCCTTTTGTCCTGAAAGGCGGCCAGACCTCTCCGGACTTCATTTATCCGATAGCTGCTCTTAGCTGTGCCGACGGACCATTTTTCAAGTCGTCCAGCTGCTTTATCGAAAATATCTTCGGGGAATTCTGATATACTCCCTTCCGTATCCATTTTGCGGCCCCGATGGCTATCTGATGGTCCAGCCATCCCTCACCGTACCTTCGGCACGCCTTGGAATAGGTTATCTCGTCAGAAGTCGGGTTGCTGCGTCTGATGTATTCCTCCACCGCTTCCTTTGCGGTCTCACGGATTATCACCTTCAACTGCCATGCGTCAATCTCCATCTGCTCTCCTCCTTGTTACTCTGGTTACTCTTGCTCTTGTCTGCATCCGGCATCTTCTCATGTCCACATGGTAGTCTGTAACCGCCATAAGAAAAAAGAGGAATGAGAAGAATATTTCCAGCCCATGTTTGCGAATCTCCTTCAGGTCGAAGTTGATTTTCAGCTTTTCGCATAACATATACAGAACCAGCTCCGTATCCTTGCTGATACCCAGCTTCCGGTATATGTCGCGCTTCTGTGCCTTAATTGTCCATGTAGAGCGGCCAAGCCTGTCGGCCACCTCCTTATCCGCAAGCCCCTTGCAATACTGCTCTGCAACCAGGTGCTCACGCTCAGATAATGCATTCATGACACACGTTTTACCTTGAATTCACCTTTTTTCCGGTCTATCTCTCCCACCCGTTTCCAGTCGGCCCCTTCCATGCACATCTCCAAACGCAATCTGGAAATGGTCGTGTTCACTGAAGAGATAGAGGAAATGGGGAATATCACAATCTCACCGACATTCATGCCTCGCAAGGTCGATGCCCAGTTTTCTGTTACTTTTACCATATCGTTTACTTTTTGATGTTTGTGCGGTGTAGGGGAATCGAACCCCTTTCGCTCCCAGGAATACATTATCTGTATAACTTCCGCTACCATTCGGATGTAGCACCGCAAAAAATGCCGAACTTCACAGCCCGGCATCCACTTTTTATAACCCAAAACACTAATCAACTAAAATAACCAACGATTTGACCATGTTCTTGAAGTTCTCGAACTTCTTCTCTATTTTGTTTT